TCATACGCCAGATGAAAACTAGATCTCCACCTTTTATCTGAACCCCTGTTCGTACTCTTCTCTTTAATGTTTCAACTGATTCGTTTAAAACATTAACCTGATTTTGTATTTGTAAGGTACTAAACTCAACGTTAGATACTGAGTCTTTCAGCATATCAATATCACTTTGAATTTGTGATATATCAGGAAAATTATTAATTTGATCTTGTAAACCAATAATCTCCTGTTGTTGATTATCTAATCTAGAATTCAAGTTAGGTATTACAGTTTGTTGAATGTTTTGTATTGACAATTCTATTCCTTGTATTCTTAACTCAAAATTTTCTAAATTAGTATTTGTCGCTATAAAATTAGCGGTTGTTGTCGCTTCGAAATTGTCTTGTTTCAAAGCTAAAGCATCTAACTGACTTTTATTTTCAGAAATTCTTAGAGTATTATCTACAGTTGAATTTCGTATTTCTACTAAATTCGGAACTTGCAGTTCATCTAAAACTTCAAATAAAGTCGAGTTAGTGTTAAATATTATGTCTTTGATGTTATCAGACATATCGCTCATCAAACAATTTATCGATAGTGTTTTGCCAAGAATTGGTTAACACATCTTTAATTGCTCCGAGCAATCCTAAATCCTCACATTGTTTAAGTCCATAAACAAATTGTGAGTAGTATTCCGATCCATGAAGTGCTGCTTCGATCAGTTGCTCTTGAACTAAGTTTTTCCATTCTGCATACGCAGAAGTAGGAATACTAGTCCAATGGAATGGTCCCTCTATTGATCTTTTCAATAGAGGAGCTATCCAACGTCCGTTTAGTTGTTCAAAACCACGTTTGAGAAATTGTAATTGATCTAAGGTAGTAGTGGCAATCTCTCTTCCATCCTTACTACCAGGAGTTATGATATGACCAAGTTTCTCTAACTCTTGTTTATAAGTTAAATAGTTATATTGGTCTTTATATGCATCAGATACACTCTTAATTATATCGTCACCGAAAGATACAGTGACAACATTATTACGGTATTCTGTGAGACTTTTAATCCCAGTAATCTTGACCCAAGCATATAATCCATATAGATCATTTGCTTGACAATTGTCAATGGTGGTCATATAACTACCACTTTTATTAGATCTATTAGTTTGATATATAGTAGAATAATCTACTACATATGTATCTATAGAATCTAACTCCTCAACTTCTCTTGCTTTATCCCACTTATCTGGGTGTAGACGTTGGATAACAGAGCGTTGAATTTTCCGTACAGCGAATAAGATTTGACGATGTAAGTATTTATCGTAATTAGAATAATCAGCATCAAAGAAATTTTGATGTTTGGTTAATTTATTTACGAGAAATTCCCATTGTCGACTTTTAGGATCGATGCCTATAGCATGGTTACAGTCTAATCCGCTACGTGTGAAAGCTTCCTTATATGGTCCATATAGAGCTGCAGAAAACAAAATCGAATCAACCGGAACACATTGGAAAACTCGTGTTCTTCCTTGTTTCGCCTGTGCAATTTTGATACATTGATCTTTAAGTTTACTATTACTGAAACTTAACAAACGTACACCTTGATTTCCTTGTATCAATTTATTTGTTACACGTTGTTTCAAGGCTTTACCAAAGCGATTATTTTTAAAAGATCGTTTACCTGTTTGTTAATCAAGATCAATCATAT